GATTGAATCGGCAATGCTCAGCTTGAGCTTGTCGAGGGTGCGCGCATTCTTCTCGGCCTGAGCCAATTGCTCGTGGGCATTGCCGACTGCTTCTTTCGCAGCAGTCACGTCGAATTCTCTGAGGTGGTTCTGCTTGTATTGTGTCTGGCCATGCCCAGCCCGATTTGCCAGCGCCATCGTATTGGCACAAACGACGCGGACTGTCGTCGTGCGCACGCTGATCGCCGTCCCGACTTCATTGGGCGACGTGATCAGCAGGTAGCCATTTACACGGTCGCCGGGGCGGACCTCGAAGTCATGCTTGAGGCGCGCCAATCCCCAGACGACCTTGCCGTCGCGCAGAGAGCCAGCAGTCTCGAGCGTCGCAGCGCCAGCCTGAACATAGTCGCGCATAAACTCGAGGGTTTTGCCCGGTTGAAGTGGACGCCACGAGGGGCCGCTGACTGCCATAACGCGACGGTCAGTATTGCGCACCCAAGCACTCTTGCCTTCGATGGGCAGCATTTCGCCGCCGCCGAGGTCGGCCAGCAGCGGCTTGCGCTCAAGCTCCCAGTTGAGGCCAGCAGCGACCTGCATTTCTTCGACGGTCGAGTTCTCTTCGACGCGGTTGCCGATACCATGCCAAGGAACTTCGTTTGCGTATGCGATTGATTCAACTTGATGGGCCATTTGTATTCTCCTGGTTTGCGCTCTGTCTCATCAGCACCGGTTGAGCAGTTCCGGCGGACGGGCATTGCTGCCCGTTTCGACTTAGTCTGCGCTTGCCATCGCTTCAAGAAAAGGGGCAGCTGGGTGGCTTTTGTGAACCTTGACGCAGGTCGGTCCTGGCTCCCCCTCCAGCCTGATCCGGAATTTCATAAATGCCCGCGTCTGGCTCTCCAGCTCAAAGTAAGCTGAGAGGCCGCGAACTGCAGCTTCGATGCGCTGGTCGGCGGTGATCATTTGGTGTCTCATCGGAGGCTCCTTTCGGGAGAGTTGGTTCAATCTAAGAGGAAGCTGTTGTTGATTATCGAAAGAACCATCCAGCCATCCGATGCCTTGCAGGTGGCACGGCCTTTGGAGATCGCCTCGCTTCGGGAACCTTTGATGTCGCCATCTGTGTGCTCAGCGCCGGTGTTCTTGTTGTAAAAGATGACCTTGAACATTTTCTTCTCTCCTAGGTTGGTTTGGTGGGCTTTTCTTCCCATACAATCTTTATGCGCCATCCAAGCTAAAAAGAAAAGCTTTATTTTACGAGATCACAACTTTTCTTGCACTGTGCTGAAATTCAACAATTTTACCTGTTACAGATGTGGGCATTCCCGCCCAGCGCGTCGATGGCATAGATCATCGTCCTGCCGTCGCCGAACTCAGCTGCCCACAGAGCCGCCTCTGCAATCGTCGCACAGTCGAAGCGCACGCGCTGGACACCTCTCCCTCGGACGGCGGTGAAGGCCACGGCATTGCTGTAGACCTCCTTCTCTCTCGGTGTTGTAAATTCCATCAGATCAGCTCCCAAACTGCTCGTTGACCGCCACCCGACGCACATCATAGAGCGTCTCACCAGCAAAGCGACCAAACTCTGCATCGGCTGCTTTGCATGCTGCCTTCAGAGCTGGCTGGTTGGGGTGATCGGCGTCTGCCAGGGTGGCTGCGAAGGCGTTGATTATTTGGCGGTTGGTCATTTTCGTGTCTCCGGTTTTGGTTTGGTGGGCTTCACTTCCCGTACAACCTTTATGCGCCATCTGACGGCAAAAGAAAAGGTTTATTTTAGCAAAGCCCAAATTATTTTTGCAATGTGTGTTTGGTGGTCATCCTCCAAAAAGGTGAGCAGCCCAAAGACCGACCCACAAAAGAAAAAAGAGTGCGACGACCCCGATCAGGTCGCCGACGATTTCAAGAAGACGGCGCATCACCGCACCGTCCGCAGCTGGCCAATCTTCAGGCCATGGGTCAGGGTGCGCACCCGGCCACCCGCTGCTTCGAACTCGGCACGAGTGATGCCTGGCTGGCCCTGGATCAGTGCGAATGCCTTGTGGCTGGCTGAGCCCTCACGATAAGGGTTGGCTGCGTCCTTTCCGCCGACGACCGCAATCTTGACATCCTTGTCGGTGCGCGGCTGGTGCTGAGACTTGGCTCGTTGCTTTGGTTCAGTCGCAGGAAGCGGAGTCTCGAATGCCCCCGCTTCTGAAGGATCCATCTCAAGGCCATTCTCGATGACCGGCTCAGCCTCTTGGTGCATGTGGGCAGAATCTGCTTCGAACTGTGCGTCGTCGTGGAAGTTGAGTTTGGGGGTCGCCTCAACCTTCCGCAGCTGGCAACTCTCATCGAAGGCCATCCCAGCCTCAGCCAGAACGGCGCATGTGCGGCGGATCGCGGTCTCTTTGTCAGAGAATTTCTTTACCGGCTGATCGGCGTATGCGTTGTGGAATTCGACGATGGTCGAAGAGACCATGGTGATGAGTGCTTGTTCGTTGGTCATTTTATTTCTCCTATGGGTGCCTGTCTCATCAGTGGCGGGAGGCAATCCGCCAGACGCCCGGTTGGGCGTTTCGACTTCAGCGCAATTGAAACAGTTTGTCCGTGCGAAGGGCGTCAAGCTGAGCCTCGACCACATCCATCATGGCGCGGACCTCAGGGTCCATGTTGGCAACGTCAAGGCGCATGACTTCTTTTTGAAAGTTGAAGATCATGTTGCTAAGGGCGGTGTACTGGTCGGTCATTTTCGTTTCTCCTAGTTCGGTTTGGTGGTGAGGGGCCGAAGCCCCTCCCAGATTAATCCTTGAAGAAAACCATGTTTGTTTTCTTGCAGCGTCCGGCCCGCTCGTCGCGTCCGAACTCAACGCGGTCCCAAGGGCGGTTGGTGCGAGGATCAACAACCCGAGTGATCTGTGCCGGCCACGCTTTAGATCCTGTCTGGTAGCGCCCGGTGAGCCCAAAAGCTGTGACCTGCTCGCCACTCAGCATCGCCTTAACCCGGCGAGTTTCTCCCCTGATCGTCACCTCAACTGTCCCATCGACCCAGTAGCCATGGGCTGGTTGCTCGGCACCGGCTTCGAAAGTCTCGTGTTTGATCATGGTTGTCATTTTCTCTTCTCCTAAGCTTGGGTTCTCTTCAGGTCTGCGGTCCCATCCGCAGCGACAGGCCAGCGCGGCCTGTTTCGTCTTGCTTTTTTGCAGAGGCTTTTCTCTCCCTCTGTCGCCGGAAACCGCCTTCGCTCCTCCCTTCCGTGTCTGGGCCGCACTTGGCGGTCTCAACGGCTAGGGTCTGGGGCTTGGCACCGGACGTTCGCGCTTTCCCTTTCGGGCGTCTGCTGCGGGGTTCGCGGGAGGGGCAGGGGGCGCGTCCTCGCTTCCGTACAATCTTTATGCGCCATTGCTGCGCAAAAGAAAAGGTTTATTTTAAGAAACGGTGAAAAAAGAATCACCGAAAAACAAGGGCTTAGCTGAACGGCATGAAGAAGCACAAAAACAAAGGCCGAAAACCCTTTCTCCGGGCACGGTTTGCAGTCATAGAGAAGGAGCCACGACTCCGGTGGCCTAACAACCTGAGTGAAAAGGAACACGACCCATGGCCAACAAGGCTCTCACGACTGCTCAAAAGAGCGAACTAACCTCCCCGACCGATTCCGGCTTTGAAGAATACGCTGGTGCCGGCCTCGAGCAGGTCACTGCCGACGACCTGCTTGTCCCGCGACTCGGCATCTTGCAGTCGCTTTCCCCCCAGCTGAAGAAGTCAAAGAGCGAATACATTGAAGGGGCTGAGGAAGGCCAGATCGCCGACCTCGGGACTGGCGAGATATTCCCCGACGGCATCTGGTTCTTGCCTGTTTACTACCGCAAGGAGTATCTTGAGTGGGCGCCACGCGACACCGGCAAGGGGCTGGTCAACATCCATGCCGACCCGGCAATCTTGGACCAGACGACCAGAGACGACAAGAACCGACCAATCATGCCTAACGGCAACTTGATCTCCGAGACTGCACAGTTCTTTGGGCTCAACCTTTCTGCCGGTCGGCGCATGTGCTTCTTGCCGATGACCAGCACCCAGCTGAAGAAGGCGCGGCGCTGGAACACACTGGCGATGGGCGAGAAGTTGAAGCGGGGCGATGGCAGCGAGTTTACTGCACCGCTTTTCTACCGCACCTACAACCTGACGACTGCCGAAGAAAGCAATGCTCAGGGCGAGTGGGCCGGGTGGAAGGTCGACCGTGGCCTGGCGCTGCCAGAAATCACCATGGAAGATCACGCCATGGACTGGAAGCAGATCAAGGCCGAGGCTTTGGAATTCCTTGCCTCACTGATCAAGGGCGAGGCGCGAGCCGACGTCAACTCGATGGCCGATGAAGACTCGGCAACCGAAAAGGCGATGTAATCATGAACGATGAATTTGACATCGGGGGAGCAGCTCAGGCTGCTCCCGACAAACTCGAGGTGCTCAACTCGGCACTTGAAGAGACAATCGCCTTTGAGGAGGCGGTCGCCCAGATGGAGGAAGACCTAAAGGTTGCCAAGAAGGCACTTAACTCTCTGAAGACCTCGCGCATCCCAGACCTAATGACTGAGTTGCAAATGGATGAGATCAAGTTCCGTGGCTGGCAGGTCAAGGTGGCAGATTTCATCTCTGGCTCGCTACCCAAAGACTCTGAAGCTCGGCAGCGGGCCATGGACTGGCTTGAGGCTAATGGGGGCGGGTCATTGATCAAGACTGACGTCGCTTTGGCATTTACCAAAAGCCAGCACAATGAAGCGATCGACCTCGCACGTCGGTTGGAGGAGCAGGGCTTTGCTCCGAGCGTTCAGAGCGGCGTTCATGCACAAACGCTGCAGGTCTTTGCTCGTGAACGCATCCGCAATGGCGATCAAATTGACACTGATGTGCTTGGGCTATACACAGGCAAGGTCGCCAAGCTGAAAAGGACCGAGCCATGAAGCGCATATGCTGCCCGAATTGCGGCTTGCAGGTTGATCCTGTTCCGCAATCGCTAGGGGATATACCGCTCGAGGAGCTGGTCGCTGCCGGTGATCAAGTCAGGCAGCACCAACTAACTGCCGCCCTCTCTGGCTTGCAATATCGCCACTCACTTTCGATCGCAGGGAGTGCTCCGCATGTCAAAGATTGATGTCGTCGGAGCAGGCATGGCAGGGCTGCTGGCTGCTGCCATGCTCCGAAAGAAGTGCAATGGCGTTTTTGAGTCGCAGGAGGAGCTTCCGAACAACCACTCTGCAGTCTTGCGGTTTAGGTCGTCTGTTGTGGCCGACACGCTGAATATCCCCTTCAAGAAGGTGATGGCAATAAAGAGCGTCGAGGCATGGCGCAACCCAATTGCCGATGCCATGGCGTATTCTCGCAAGACCAATGGCACAGCAACGATGCGCTCTGTTCTGTCTGTTAGCCCAACTCCCCAACCCCGGTTCATAGCTCCGCCAGACCTGCTCCACCAGATGGCTGAGCTAATTGATGCTCCGATTCAGTTCGATCAGGATTATCCTTTCTGGGCCTACAAGGACCGCCCGATCATCAGCACAATCCCAATGCCTTCGCTTATGAAGGCTCTTGGTTATGAGTTCGATAAAGAAGACTTCAACAGCAGGGCCGGAACCAATGTCATTGCTAGGCTCGAGGGGTGTGATGCTTACTGTTCGCTTTATGTCGCTGGTCCGACATTCCCTGCTGCGCGGATATCAATCACTGGCGACCAGATGGTGGCTGAGTGCTACGGTGGCTGGAAGCCTGCCGACGAATACAAATTCGCAGAGCAGTGTGCTGCGAAGATGGGGCTTCATCCTTCTCAGATATTGGCGGTTAAAACCAAGGAGCAGAAGTACGCCAAGATACTGCCGATGCCAGAAGATAAGCGCCGCCGGTTCATTATGTGGGCCAGCGAAGAGCATGGCATTTACTCCCTCGGGCGCTTCGCCACTTGGCGTCCGGGATTGCTATTGGATGATGTCGTCAATGATGTCCGCGTTATCCAGAGATTGATCAAAAACCGCAGCGAGTCTTACCTGCACAAAATGAAAGGCTAATACAATGCAAGTCCAATTAATTGACCACACAGGCTTCGGCCACCCCGATCCGGCGCGCCATGCAGCCAACGTTCTTGTTTTCACCAAGAACACACGCCTCGAGATGAAGCCAGGACTGTTCGACGAAATCGCAAGTTGGCCTTGGGGGATGGTCGAAAAGGAATTGGCCTACATGGCCAACACGATACCAAGCTCTTGGGAATTCATCACCTACACCTTCTTGGTGACTGATGTCACACGCGCCTTCACACACCAGTTCGTGCGTACTCGAACTGGCAGCTTCGCCCAGCAAACGATGCGTGTTCTTAATGTCAATGGCTGGGGCTACGAGACTGGCCCGACCGTCGCCGAAAATCCGCGAGCCAAGCAGAGATATGATGCGACCATGGACGCCATCGCCGACAACTATGATCAGATGATCCTTGATGGTGCGAAGATCGAAGATGCGAGAGGGATATTGCCGACCAACATTCACACCAACATCGTCGCCAAATTTGACCTCAGAACGATCGCCGATACGGCGCGCAAGCGGGCTTCTGGGCGCACACAGGGTGAGTATCGATCGGTTATGGAGGCCATGCACTCTGAGGTGTTGCGCGTTCACCCTTGGGCCAAGCTTTTCCTTGGTCGGACCTTTGATCGGGCTGCACACGAACTTGAGAATGCAGTCTCTCAGATGTGTGAAGGGGGGCAATTTGACGAGAGCCAGAAAATCATTCTTGTAAAATTGATCGACCAGCTGAGGGCGACGGCATGACTCGCATCAATTGCGTTCTGCCGAACGAACTATCTCGCCAGCACCTGATTGCTGAATACAGAGAGCTGCCTCGTGCGTTCGGGCTGATCAAGGCAGCTCAGGCCCGCAAAGAGCCTTTGGGGCGTCCGTTCATCCCGAGCGAATATTCCATGGGCGCTGGGCACGTCCGGTTCTTTTATGACAAGGCTGGGTGGCTGCTTAAGCGTCAGAGCGCGCTGGTCGCAGAGATGAAGCTGCGAGGCTATTTGGTGTCGCATTCTGATCCACACTCGCTGGTCGTTGGTATCACGCCTTCGCGGATGAAAGATTGGTCGCCGCGCGATGAAGACCTCGCCACAAATAGGGTGCGAATCAAGGAAAGGATGTCAGCATGACCGACTATTCAAGACTGCCTGCCCACATGCAAGGCGCTGCGATGCGCTACGTTGAGCATGGCATCCCCGGCGGCTCGTTCTTTCATGCCGTTGTAACCAATGACTTGATTGCTGCTTATGCAAAGGGTGACGACACAAACATTGCTGCAATGCGCGATTGGTTGATGTGGCTTTATAACGATGCACCACAAGGTTGCTTCGGGTCGTGTGGTGCGGTAAGTGCCTGGATTAAGGCAGGCGGCACAGGCGGAGCCGCAAAGGAAGCGGAAGTGCAGCCATGACTGAAACAAGCATCTACACATTGATCCTTTTCCACGAGACTGATCGTGCTTATCTGGTGGGGGAAGACCCTGCCGACAGAGAGACCGACAAGGCGTTCTGGTTGCCTTCCTCTCAGGTTGAGATGGGCCCGACGCTCCGCAAGGACGGAGTTGAGTGGGCCGATTTCGAAATACCAGAATGGCTCTCGGATGAAAAGGGACTCGATGCCAGCCTATCTGCTGGGTTTTCCAGCGACGGTGATTTGTGGGAGAAGTTTTGATGAAAGCGATCGTGATTGACCTAGACGGAACTCTCTGCAACACAGCGCATCGCGAGCACCTAATCGGGCAGTGGGATGAATTCAACGCCGGGTGCAAAGACGACACACCACACCCAGACGTTGCTTGGTTGGTGAAGATGTTCTGCGGCTTTGACTTCGATGAGCCAATCCTGATCGGCTGCACCGGGCGCTCCGAGGAGCACAGAACCGCAACCGAGAGATGGCTGCTTGAGAATGATCTGTTTGTTGACTTTGTTCTTATGCGTCCGGCCTTCGACTTCCGCCCCGACGCTGAGGTGAAGGTGGAACTTCTTCAGGCATGGCACGACTCAACTGAAGAGGCTGAGAAAGGCATGACCCTTCAAGACCGCATTCTGTTTGTGCTTGAAGACCGTGAAAAGGTCGTTGAGGCTTGGCGCAACCTTGGCCTCAACTGCTGGCAAGTTCGTGAGGGAGCGTTCTGATGAGAAAGAAGCGAGAAGTAAAAGACGATGAAGGCTGGACGGGCGCGCGCGTTTCTTACAGAGGCAACCGACAATCCGATGCAGAGGTTGGCACTGTGTTGCAGATGGTCTCTGGCAAGTTGCCTTGCGTGCTCGTTGAATTCGGCGATAACACAGCGCCGAGGATTTTCTACACTAAAGATTTGGAGAGATTGGGATGAACTTTGAGAACCTATTTAAGATGGGCATGGACCGCGACCTGCCTGAATTGCTTACACCACCTGCAGGCCTTTCAATTGGCCTCGGGGAGAGCGGGACCAAGAACCACGGTCGAGACCTGTCGCTGGGCCTACCAGATTGGAACTGGCCGCGCGACGCGATCCCTTGCGAAGATGGAACAGTCGGCATAATCCACGCCTATCACTTCTTCGAGCACCTGACTGGGGCCGACGCCATTGAGATGCTTTTCGAGTGCCAGCGCGTTCTGGTGCCTGGCGGAGTGCTGCAATTCTGCATGCCATGGGCCAAGACCGAGTGCGCCCTGCACGACCTTACCCACAAGAGCTGGTGGTGCGAGACTTCGTTCAAGAACCTGCTCAACAATTACTATGACGTCGTGCCGGGACGGACGCTGAAGATGCGTCAGCACTATCTAGTTCTCGCAGGTGTCGTTGAGCGCAACATCGCCGTCATTGGCCAACTCGTGAAGGAGGGGTGAAGGTGGCACGAGTTCCTGAGATGCTCCGTGAAGGGGCAGACACCTACGAACAGCGCAATGAGCTGTACGGTGACAACTACCACAACTTTGGTCGTGCGATGATGGCTCTTTTCCCTCGTGGGGTGAATTGTGATTCTGTCGACGATCACAACCGCCTTGGCATCATGGTTCAAATGGTCGGCAAGTTGGGACGCTATTGCGAGCAGTTCGAAAAAGGCGGGCACGACGACTCTCTGCTCGACCTCGCAGTTTACTCACAGATGCTGCGCGAGTTGGATGAAGAAGCCCGAAACAATCAGGAGTTGCCATTCTGATGATTAAATTTCCGAATCCGATCGTTTGGGTTGGTGGCTGCTGCTACAGGGTGCCATTGACGAGATCAAGAAAGCCAAGGAAGGATTATCCCCTCCCCTCTGAGTCCAAAGATGTGTGTGGGGTGGTATTTGAAGGAGAGAAATGGGCAGCCCACCGGCTGAGCTATCACCTGAATGTTGCTCCGATCCCAAGAGGTCCTGCTAACTTAAAAGAAGGTATTGTGTGTCACCACTGCGACAATGGCTGGTGCATTAATCCAAGCCACCTTTATTTGGGGACTGCAAAGCAGAATGCCCAAGACAATGCTGAAAGAAATTTGGAGTGGAGAAAGAACAGATCGATAGTGCAGAAAAGGATTGGATTTCCAGAGGTCTCAAAAGAAGGAAGGGGGAGGGTGGCAAAGGCAAATCGGGAACGGATGCTTGCTCTTCCAAAAGAAGAACACCCAAGAACAGGGCTGAAGCATTCTGAAGAATCCAAGAAGAAAATGTCAGAAAGCCACAAAGAAAGGCATTCAAAATGCGTACATTAATTCTGGATACCGAAACTTCTGGATTGATCCAGAACAGCGTCAAACCACTCTCGCAACAGCCAAGCATAATTGAATACTTTGGCCAGATCGTCGAAGGCACAGAGGTCGTCGAAGAGCTTGAATTCTTCTGCGACCCCGGCTTCCCAGTCTCGGAGGAGATCACCCGAATAACTGGCATCAAGCCCGAGCAGGTCAAAGGCCAGCCGCCATTCAGCCACTTCTCAGAATCTGTAAGGGGCCAGATTGAGAGTGCTGACGAAGTCGTCGCCCACAACATGAGCTATGACAGGGCGATGGTCAATTTCGAGATGAAGCGTGCAAAGACGGAGCTTATCTGGCCGGCCAATCTGATCTGCACCGTCGAGGGCACAGAACACTTGAAAGGCCATCGGCTGAATCTTTCAGCGCTGCATGAATTCCTGTTCGGGGAACCATTCACCGGCGCTCACCGGGCACGGGTCGATGTTGCGGCGCTGACGCGCTGCTTCATTGAATTGCGAGAAAGGGAAGAGCTGTGATTGGCGAGCGAAGAGAATACCGCAAGGGCTGGGCTGTCCAGAGCATTCGGCTAGCTGCAGGCAATGTCACAGGCCGCAGGAGGAATTGGCATGACCCTTTGCCCAAGTCTCTGAAACGTAGCTACGTCAAGATTTGGAGAAAGACAGAGGGTGGTTGGTCAGTTGTTGATCGGGCACTGACCCAGAAAGCTGCGATGAGAAGAGTTCGGTTGATAATAGAAAGGGGCGAGCTGTGAAAAAGAAGAAAGGGGAAATGCGCGTTCTCAAGAATGGCACAAATACCGCCCCCAGCACTGGATGGAGAGTTCCTCCGAAAATTTCTCTTGGCAAAACCCCTTGGGACAAAGAAAAGAAGGAAGAGAAAAAAGATGCCGAGACTTAGGACTGGATTCAGCTTTCGCAAAGCGGCAGGAACAATTGATGATTGCATGAGCCGCATAAAAGAGGTTGAATGGCCTGTCGCCCCGATCACTGATCGTGCCTCGACATTCGGCTGGGTGCGGTGGGAGGCTCTGGCAAAAAAGAATGATCTGCGTCCGGTTTTCGGGGTTGAGCTGGCAGTTGCTGAGTCGATCCACGAAAAGAAGCCAACGGTCGATTATTGGACATTCATCGCCATTGATGAGGTCGCACCAATCAATCGCCTTGTCGAGCTGGCCACGGAACAATTCCGCTACCAACCGCTGTTGACATACGCCCAAGCGATGGCTGCAGAAGGGGTCTATCGCGTCGTGGGGCACCGGGCCAAGCTTGATCTGGTTGAGCCTTCCTCGACCACGGTATACGGCCTCTGTGGGGCATCAGCCAAGGGTCACGTAAAGCGTGCAATCGCGTCTGGGCTGCGAATGGTCGCCGCCACGGAGAATTTCTATCCGCGCATCGAGGACGAGGGGGTGTATGAGGTCTTGTGCGGTCGCGGCGCTTCGACCCAGACCTACCAACAACACATCCAGAGCGACGCAGAGTGGCTCGAGGAGGTTGGTCGGAAGTCGGTGCTGGGCGAGGCTGAGCTGAAAGCTGCACTGTCGCTTAGGAACGATATCTGGGGGCAGTGCAAGGCTGGTTTGCGCTCTGCTGAGATCGTCCACCCACCGCGCCCCAAGCCTTTGCGTGAAATGTGCATTGATGGCGCGGCGCGGATCGGGTGCGACCTTTCCCGTCCGGAATATGCCGCGCGCATGGACCTTGAGCTAGAGCTGATTGCGGCCAAGAATTTCGAGGACTATTTCTATCTGGTCGCCGACCTTTGCCAGTGGGCGCGCAAGGAGATGGCTGTTGGGCCAGCGCGCGGATCGTCTTGTGGGTCATTGGTTTGTTACCTGCTCGAGATCACCACAGTTGACCCGATACCGTTCGGATTGATCTTTGAGCGTTTTATTGACTTGAACAGATCAGACCTGCCAGACGTTGACATTGACTTCTCGGACCAGCAACGCCATCGGGTGTTCGATTATCTGCGCAAGACATACGGCATTGACCGGGTGGCGCGCCTCGGCACAGTCGCGATGTTTAAGGCACGGTCATCGCTGCAAGAGGCAGGGGCAGCACTGAAGATACCGCGATGGAAGTGCGACGCTGTGGCAGAGTCATTAATTGAGCGGTCCGGAGCCGACTCTCGTGCCACCGACACGCTTATTGATACGTTGATGCAGACTGTTCCCGGCAAAGAGCTTCTGGCTGAATATCCAGAGGCAGTAATTGCTGGACAGATGGAGGGACACCCAAGGCATTATTCACAACACGCCGCTGGGGTGGTCGTCGCCAGCGAGCCAATCAGCAACTATGTCGCCATTGATCACCGCACAAATGCGACGATGTGCGACAAGATCGATGCTGAGGGACGGTTGGGGCTGCTGAAGATCGACGCTCTGGGCCTTACGCAGCTTTCCGTTTTCGAGGATGCAGTTTATGCTGCTGGGATGACGATGCAGGACTTGCAGCGCGTGCCACTCGACGATGAAGCTGCTTTCGCTGTTCTCAATCGCGGTGAGTTCTCTGGCATCTTTCAATGGAATGGCAATGCGCTGCAGTCGTTGACTCGGCAGGTCGTCGTCGACAGGTTCAACGACATTGTTGCAATCTCTGCTTTGGCGCGCCCCGGCCCGCTCGCGACTGGCGGTGCGACGCAATGGGCGAACAGGCGGATGAGCGGGACAATTCCGCCCGGCATTCACCCCATGCTTGATTCGTTGACGTCCGACACCTACGGCGTTGTGATCTACCAAGAACAGGTTATGCGCATTGTGCGCGAGATGGGCGGGCTGAGCTGGGCAGATACGTCCTCTGTCCGCAAGGGCATGTCAAAGAGCCTCGGCAATGAGTTCTTTGAGCAGTTCAAGAAGAAGTTCGTCGATGGCTCAGGGTCGAATGGGGTTCCTGAGGAAAAGGCGGTTGAGATCTGGGACCAGATCAATACATTCGGTTCTTGGGCCTTCAATAAGTCGCACGCTGTGGCTTACGGGTATATCAGCTACTGGTGTTGCTGGCTGAAGGCCAACCATCCATTCGAGTTCGCAGCTGCGACCCTAACCCACGAGAGCGACCCTGCGCGCCAGATCGAGTTGCTGCGCGAGATGCGAAACGAGGGCTACGACTACCTGCCTGTTGATGGTGACCTGTCGACCGACAAGTGGACGGCTGGCTCAAAAGATGGCAAGAAGGTCCTCGTCGGACCGCTGCAGAACGTCAAAGGAATTGGTCCGAAGCTCGTTAGCCAGATCATCGGCGCACGCAACCGTGGGGAGCCAATGCCTGAAAGAGCGAAGAAGCTTCTGGCTGACCCGAAAACCGACATTGATTCTCTCTCGCCTGTGTCGGATGCCTTCAAGCGAGTGATGCCTGATCCGTCAGAGCGCAACATCAACACACCGCCAACACCGATTGGTAAATTGAAGCCGTCGAAGGAGCCATACGAGGCTATGGTGTTTTGCACACCGATCAAGATCAACCCGCGCGACGAGAACGAGATAATCAACGTGCAAAAACGCGGACACGAGATAACAGACGGGCGGACCGACTTCTTGCAAATCCGCCTCAGCGACGACTCTGGGACGATCATGGGCAAGGTGAACAGGTTCAACTTCAAGAATTTGGGGCCAGAAATCATCAACAAGGGGCGCGTAGGCAAGAGCCTGTGGGCGTTCAAGGGGAAAATTTATACTGTGGGCGATAACTTCTTGGTGTTTTCGATCACCCAATCAAGATACATAGGAGATACAGAAGGATGAGCAGCAAGGGAATTTGGTGCGAGGCTAGGTGCAACTTCTTTGTCGCAGGAGTCGGGCCAGGCGGAAGAAACGCCTGTGAAGAAACCTCTCGTGGTGCTTTTGGCATTTCAGACGCACTTGTGAGTGCGAGGCTGTACGGTTGGAAAAGAATAAATGGCGAATGGTGCTGCAAGCCTTGCCAAGAAGCAATGAAGGAAAAGCAATGACAAAAGTGAGCAATCTCGCAGAGATCGAACCCGTTCGGGAATACCTTAATCGGGTTGGCGCTGAGCCGCGCTCGCTGAAAACAGCAGTCGTGCGCATAACCCATGGCGCTTACTGGACAGATGTGGCGGTGATCCGTTTCGGCAAGGACGGACTGGCCAGCTGCTCCTCGCTCGAGCACGCACCAACAGAGAGCGAGCAAGCGGCCATAACCAACGTCTGGGCCACCCTCAGCTTCCCTCGCATCAAGCACCTCAGCCGCATCACCAACCCGCCACCGATGATGCGGGATTCTGATCCGAAGAACATCTTCGAATTCCGCTCGCTGGACGGGTCCGAGATACTGATGATACAGGTGCGCATTGAACGCTTCGGCGTCGATGGAGAGGTGCAGAAGAACTATGTGCCATTCACCTACTGGGACGACGACCAATGGCGCACATCTGAGCCAGACGGTGAGTTGCCGCTCTGGGGTCTCGACCAACTCAAGGACCACAAGACGGTGTTCGTCCACGAAGGGGCGAAGGCAGCATCTCACTGCAGGTGGTTGGCTGAGGGCAAGAGTGCAGCGGCGCGCAAGGCTTGCGACGCACATCCGTGGGGAGCCGAGTTGCGTGGGGCCGCTCATGTCGGCTGGGTTGGCGGAGCGATGAGCCCCAATCGCACTGAGTGGTCGTTGCTCGCGAAGCAAGGCATAGAGCGAGCATATATCGTCGCCGATAATGATGAGCCGGGCAAGGCTGCAATTGCGCCGATAAGCAAGGCTCTGAAAATTGCGACATTCTCTGTTGAGTTCAATGGCCGCTTCAAGCCTGCATTTGACCTTGCTGATGACTTCCCGCAAGAGATGTTCAAGTCGATTGGAGCCTCTCAATTCTACACCGGGCCGACGATGCGCGACTTGCTCAGCCCTGCTACATGGGCCACCGACCTATTGCCGAACCCAGCCGGAACTGGCCGGCCGATAACTGTGCTGCGCGATTCATTCAAGCGCATGTGGGCATATGTCGAAGAGGCTGATGCATTCGTGTGCACAGAGATGCCAGAGATAATCAGGTCTGAGTCGGTGCTCAACAAGATGGTCGCCGGATTCAGCCATGCCTCAGAAACAACAAAGCTGTTGGTGAAGAGCTACAAGGGGCGCTCGGCCAAGATATGCTATCGCCCTGACCACTCGGCAAGGCTGGTCGATTATCGCGGCACAAATGCGATCAACCTTCATGTGCCTTCAAACATCAAGCCATCGACCGGCGACGCGGGGCCATGGCTTGAGTTCCTGAATTATATGTTCGTGAACGAGGATGAGCGGAAGCAGGTTGAACGGTGGTGCGCGACATTGATCTCACAGCCCGACGTGCGCATGGGGTATGGGCTGCTGCTGGTGAGTGAAACCCAAGGCATCGGGAAGACCACACTAGGCTCAATTGTCCTCGGACCACTGGTCGGGATGGGCAATGTGGGCTTCCCCGGCGAAAGCGACATCACCTCAGCCTTCAACGACTGGGTGGCCCACAAGCGTCTTGCAATTGTCAACGAGATTTACTCCGGAGCCAGCTGGCGCGCCTACCACGCCCTGAAGTCAATCATCACAGATCCAGACGTCACGGTAAACCAGAAATACATGCGCCAATACACAATCGACAACTGGTGCCACATCTTCGCTTGCTCGAACTCGATGCGCGCTCTGAAGATGGAGAATGACGACAGGCGCTGGCTCTATCCTGAAGTGTCTGAGACGCCATGGTCTCGCGAAAAGTTCGTGGCCTTCCGACACTGGATCCAGAGTGGCGGGCTGAGCATAATTAAGGCGTGGGCAAATGGCTATGCTGACTATGTCTCTCCTGCTGAGCGTGCACCCATGACTGAGCGCAAGCGAGAGTTGATTGAAGGCTCGCGGTCGGAGGCCCAACAAGAAGCAGCAGCATTGGCAGAGCAGTTGAAAGACCTCGGGCGACCGGGCGGCATGCTGCTCAAAAGCGTCGTCGGCTGGGCACAGGCGAACGCACAAGGGCGAGTTTTCGACAGCGACTATGAGCTTCGGCGTGCGATGCAAGACAGTGGTGTGCGGGCGTGGGGCAAGCGCATAAAGGTGAAAGGGCGGCTGCAATATGCGATGGTGAATGATGAGCTTTTTGATCTTTGCCAGAGAGCGGATGATCCGCTCGCGGTGATCCGAGGACACCTGATCAAGCCGGATGATATTATGGAAGGGGCGATGTGATGAAAACAAATAAAAAGAAGCTGAAAGAAGCAAGTGGCGACTTGGGAGAGTTGAGGATGGCTGTGCGCCAGCTTCTGGATGAGCTTTACCTTGAAAAAGACCACACAGAATCAGTTTTAAAACTCGAGAGGGAAATTGAAATCCCCAAGTCGCACTGGACCAGAAAGTCTTGACATTCAACAGCGAAAGTGATGTCAGAGAATGGCTCAGGAAAGAGGCCAGTTCCTGCTGGTGGGTCGAGAATAAACGTGGCGGAACCATGGGCTTTCCGGATGCTGTTGCAGTGGTCGAAAGACGCCTGATCTTCGCAGAACTCAAGCTGGTGAAGTGTGATTCCGCTGGGCAGCTTTGGGTTGAAGCGTCGCCGCAACAGGTCAATGTGCTTCTGGAAATGAAGGCTGCAGACCTCTGCTCTGGGGTGATTGGTGGGCTGGAAGGGGGCAAATCGGCCTTCTGGGCTGAGCCAGAATGGCTGGTTCGGGCTGGGAATTCGGGTAAAATTGGCGGGAGGAAGAGGTATGATCTTGCGAGATTTCAGGACTTTGGTGGTTGGGTGGGGGTGAAATGAAATTGGAACTTGGAACTTTTGGGGTTGAAAATAAAAGAAATGATTTACTTTCCTTAAATTTCATTGAATAATTTTTCGACTTTAGGCGCTCTCCGAACGGAATTATGGTGTCTTTGTGGAACCTCAGGCCTATAGAAAGGTTTCATTTAGAGAATAATCTTTCGTTTGGGGGTGTGTTTACGAAATATTCGCAAAACCCTTTATCGGGAATGTTTTTTGGGCGTCGGCAAAATGGGCAAAAAAGGGAGAGTTGGAAAAGTGTTGAAATTTGGGTGGTATTAGAAATCAACGGCTTACAAGGTTCCAAGTTCCAGCAAAACACTCGATCTAAAACTCCCCTGGTGTTTTCCTAGGTTCCTTTTTTCTTTACCTCTTCTTCGTTGGTCTAGAGAAGAAAGAAAGGAGTATATTATAAACTGTCGGCAGAGTTTTGGATTATAGCGAAAAAAGCGAACTTGGAACCTTTTTGGAACCTTTTGGTGAAGGAAGATGGAAATGAGCGATAAATGGTATGTGTGCTACTGTGAGCCGTCGAAGGCGATGGATCTTGTCAGGGCCTTGGCAGCTGAGGGGAAAGATGTTTCTTGTCCTTGGTTTCATTTTCGCAGGAGAGTGCCTCGGCAGAACCGCGTTGAAATTCTGAAGAAGCCTCTAATCGGCGGCGTGTTCTTCTGTCGCACTGATTCTTGGCCTCTTGGAGAGGGGAGTGTTGCTGGGGTAGACTTGCCGTCTGTTTCTCGGATGCTGTCTTTCGGCAAGGTCGGTGAAGTCTCTGGAGAAGAGCTTGATGAGTTCTGCCTCGCAGGAGCTCAAGACGGCAACACCCGGACTAAGTTCCTGAAGGGAGACTCTGTCACTGCTCTCTCAGGCCCATTCAAGGGCTTTAAGGGTGAGGTCATTTCTGAGTCTGGCGGATATGTAAATGTGTTTCTGGAAGGTTTTCCGATGAGTTTCAAAATTTCTCCTTTTCTTATCGGCAAAACTCAGGCATAGTTGAATCGAGCCATATAGGCTTTTCGGCAGCGAAGTCGCAGCTTATCGCCCGCGCCCTGCCATTTAACCCAGGAGGAAGCAATTCCTGCCTGAGTTTTAAACACACCGAAAGAGGTTATTGTGGCGGCTCCAAAAGGCAACAGATTCTGGGAGATGCGCTCCTCGCACGGAGCCAACCCGAAGTTCGCAGGGCCAGATGAGTTGTGGCTTGCCTGTGTTGAGTATTTCAACTGGGTCGCTAGCACTCCCCTTCTTGAAGAGCGGCTGGTATCTTTTCAAGGCACAACCAAGCGCGAGAATGTCGAGAAGATGCGGGCAATGACGCTCGCAGGCCTGACGATCTTCTTGGATATTGAGACAAACACTTGGGTGGTTTGGCGCAGAGACAGGGATGATTTAAAAGCCGTCATAGCGAAGGTAGAGAAGATTATCTACGACCAGAAGTTCACCGGAGCTGCTGCTGACATGTTGAATGCCAACATTATCGCACGCGACCTTGGCCTTGCTGATAAGTCCGAATTGACAGGCAAAGACGGAGCTGCGATCCAAATTGAGGATGTAACTAACGATGCCAGAGCTTTCGCCAGCCGCATGGCTGGCCTCGCAGCCCGAAGCCTTCCAGAAGAAGGAGCTGGCGAAGCTTAGCGATGAGGCAATGGCTGAGCTAAACTGGACTTGGGGCGGCTGGTGGGCACGCCCCTCTCAGCTTGCTCCGGAAGGCGATTGGAGGCAATGGATGTATGTCGCTGGGCGCGGTGCCGGTAAAACCCGAGCAGGTGCTGAGTGGGTTCGTGAGCAGGTCAAGGCTGGTTGCGGTCGCATAACGATGGTCGCTCCAACTGCAGGCGATGCACGCGATGTTATGGTAGAGGGCGATAGTGGCCTTTTATCTGTGTGCTGGAGCAGGGACAAGACCATTCTGGGGGCAGCCCTAGGCAGGCCGACATATGAGCCCTCTAAGCGCCGCGTTTCGTGGTCTAACGGCGCTGTTGCAACGCTGTTCTCGGCTGAGGAGCCAGAACGCCTCCGAGGTCCGCAGGCAGACGCGATGTGGGCAGACGAATTGGCAGCATGGAAGAATGCACAATCCACTTGGGACATGGCCATGTTTGGGCTCCGCCTAGGCGATAATCCACGAGCCATCGTCACGACAACGCCGAAGCCGGTGCCTCTGGTGCGTGCTTTAATGAAAGACCCTCGCAGCGTTCTGACCCGAGGCAGCACATATGACAATGCTGCGAACCTTGCCTTGCCATTCCTTGAGTCGATTAAAGAGAGATACCAAGGCACCCGATTGGGACGGCAAGAGATAGATGCCGAGCTGCTAGAGGATGTGCCGGGTGCACTTTGGACCGACGCTATGCTACAGCACGAAGCCTTTGCCGATGTGCAGCGGATTGTTGTTGCAGTTGATCCGAGTGGCGCTGATGGAGACCCAGAAAGTGGCGCGGATGAAATCGGCATCATCGTCGCAGCCAAGTTGGTTGATGGACGGTTCGCAATTCTTGAGGATGCGACGTGCAACCTTTCGCCGTCCGGATGGGGCAGGCGCGCGGTCGAGCGCTACAAGGAGCATGGCGCAGCACTTATCGTGGCTGAGCGGAATTACGGTGGTGCTATGGTTGAGAGTGTGATCCGCACTGCAGACAAATATGCCAATGTGAAGTTGGTGACTGCATCAAAGGGCAAGGCTGTTCGGGCTGAGCCGATTGCAGCACTTTATGAACAGGGCAGAGTCAGCCACTCACAAGGGCTTGAGAAATTGGAGGGACAGATGACGCAAATGACCCTCACAGGATATGTGGGCGAAGGCTCTCCAGATCGTCTTGATGCGGCTGTTTGGGCTTTGACAGAGTTGATGGATGCCACTGACAATTCATGGGCTGGCACGATATGAATTTTGTAGACGGCCTTCGCAACATCGTTGCCAGCCTCGGTACAAGCCGCGACAAGGCATCAAGCTCGACATACGAACTGATCCAAATTGACGAAGGCCAGCTTGTCGCGATGTACCGTAGTTCTGCGGTGGCCCGCAAGATTGTCGACCTTCCAGCTGAAGACAGCCTGCGTGAGTGGCGCGAATGGCAGGCCACTGCCGAGCAGATCACAGGCATTGAGGCTGAGGAAAACCGACTTAACTATCAGGCAGCCATAATAAAGTGTTCTAAGCGAGCACGCTTGTTCGGCGGGTCTGTAATATTTATCGGCACGGGCGATGAGAACCTTGAAGAACCGCTCAATCCTGAGAGCATTGGCTTAGGCGGGATCAAGTACCTTACAGTAATAAGCCGTCAAGACCTGATGGCTGGCGCTCTTGAGGCTGACCCTCGCTCGCCAATGTACGGCAAGCCGACATTCTACCATTTGAGCACAGTTACCGGCCTGCTCGTTATCCACCCAACACGCCTTGTTATCCTGACCGGCGACGAGCTTCCAGACGAGCGCTACTCAGGGTTGAACCTTGGTTGGGGCGATCCGGTTCTGCAGTCGGTGCTTACCGACGTGCGCAACCTCGATGCAACAGTTGCAAACGTAGCGAGCCTTATCTTCGAGGCAAAAATAGATGTTATTTCAATTGACGGTTTCAACGAAGGGCTGAGGTCAGGCGGTAAGGCGTACGAGGAGCTTGTCCTTGCGCGCGCAGCATTGACAGCCACGGGCAAAGGAATTAACGGCGCGTTGTTGATGGACGCCAAAGACAAATACGACCAGAAGAGCGCAAACTTTACTACACTGCCCAACCTTATGGACCGTTTCATGCAGATGGTTAGTGCGGCGTCCTCGATTCCTATGACGTTGTTGTTCGGTATGTCGCCCGGCGGGTTGAACGCCAGCGGTGACGCCGACACGCGAGGCTATTACGACCGCGTCAAAGTGCTGCAGGCTTTGGAGCTTACACCTGCAATGGCCGTCTTGGACGAATGTCTGATCCGCTCGGCCCTCGGCAGTCGCCCGCCGGGAATCCATTACACGTGGCGGCCACTCTGGCAGCCGACCACAAAAGAGCGCGCTGAAACTGGCAAGCTCATCGCGGATACTTTCAAAGTCGTGTACGATATGACTGATATTGTGCCAGACGAGGCGATTGCAAAAGCGCTTGTAAATGCACTGACGGAAAGCGGTCTTGCTCCCGGTCTGGAAATTAGCGTGGCTGAATACTTTGGTTCGGGCGATGACGATGACGATGACGCTGGCGATGGCGATGACGCTGAAGAGCTGGACAACGAAGGAGCAGACGAATGAACTTCACAGACGTAATGCTAGTTGCCGGCGGGATCAAGCGGACCAGCGATGGCGCGGCGGTCATTGCGCGAGTCGCACGCGGCGGCAACGTGCAGGACTATCTCGGGTCTGAAATGGGCTTTGTTGATCGCAAGATCGTCAGGGTTTACCGGCCCGAGGATCAGGTGTTTTCACAAGACGCGATCAACAGCTACGCGCGTAAGCCGATCACGATCAACCACCCTAAAGGTGGCGTGACGCCGGAAAGCTGGAAAGACCTAGCCGTTGGTGAGATTGACCCGGTCGGCATTATGCGCGATGGCGACTTCGTCACAGTCCCCCTCATGTTCCGCGACGCAGTAGCCATCTCTCTCGTCGAGGCTGCGGACGGACCCAAAGAATTGTCGATGGGCTACTCGGCGGACATAGAGTTTGTCGACGGTGTGTCGCCCAGCGGCGAACCGTACGATGCCGTCATGTCCAACTTCGATATGAACCACGTTGCTGTTGTGCCAGAAGCACGCGGCGGCAAAGAATTGCGTATCGGTGACGGTGCGCATGCGAGGTGGGGCGCTTCCCCGCATAACGACCGAAAGGACCCGATTATGGCAGATGCCATCAACACGCGGACTGTCCTGATCGACGGCCTTTCCGTTGTGACGACAGACGCGGGCGCGCAGGCGCTTGAAAAGCTGCAAAAGCAGATTGCCGATGCTGAAACGGCTCAGGCCGCTACATTGGCCGCATCCACGGCGGCCATTGCCGCCAAGGACGAGGAAATCGGCACGCTGAAGGCTGACGCCAAAAAGCTGACCGACGCCGCGCTGACCCCTGAAAAGATGACCCAGATGGTCGCTGATCGTGTAGCACTGGAAACCCTGGTCAAATCTATCGCACCAACGGTTGACAGCGCAAACGTGGGCGACGCTGATCTGCGCAAGGCTGCCGTTGCCAGCACATACGGCGACGAAATGGTGAAGGACGCCAGCGACGCCGAAATCACCGGCATGTTCAAGGCACTGGCCAAGGACGTCAAGCCTGTTGACGCCTTCGCCGATAGCGTCAAGGGCGGTCTGAAGGTTGTAACGAACGACGCCTGGGGCGCGTTCCTGCCAGCGAAAGGGGCATAAGACATGACAATTCTCACTGAAGGCACGCGCGGTTATGCGTTTCTGGTGTCC